CCCAACTGATCTTGGAATATTTGATATTGCCATTATGGTTGTGCCTCCAAAAAAGTTTCAACAACATTTGTAAATTCTTTTCGATCTATTGAAGTTAAACCTGCAACAATTTCTAGTTCCTTACCACCATCGATGTCATTGAAATATAAATTAACACATCTAATATCAAGAGGAAAGGTCCTATCTGTATTTAATACAATTCCATTTTTCCCAGATTGAGCGTCTGTTTTAGAAAAATATACACTTAAAGCTGCAGCTGCTTTGAATTGAATCCATTGAGTTATTTTAGGAAGTTCTACGACATAAACATCATCGTTGTTAACAATGAGTGGTGTACCATTATCGTATGTATTTATTACACCAGATCTTATATATGGTATTGCACTAATTTGATATTCTGGTGTAAAATTGTGTCCAACTGATCCTGGAATATTTGATATTGCCATTATTTCCACTCCATTATGTCATTAAAGATTCTATCAATTCTATCAGATTTATTAAATACATTATTAATAAATTGTGATGATATTTCTTTTCCTTCTTTCATCATAAAAGCACCAGGTGTAGAAGGTTCACTTACAAAGTCCCAACATATAAGTTGAAAGTCGTCTTGAACTATCTGCATGTCTCCTTGTGATCTAGTACTTCCTACACCTCTAGAAGATATACCAAGTGTTACACCACTTTCAACAAGTGATTGTAATATTTTTCCACTAGGTGTGTTGAGAATTTCTACAATACCGTAAACTATATTACCTTCCATATACGCTTCTTTTATATTATGTGAAGCATTTTTAAGTTCAACAACAGAAGAGTCTGGATGATCGAGTTCACCTAATGCTCTGTTTTCTTTAATAAATTTTTGATAATTTCTTATTTCTCTCTCTAGAATATTTTTTGGATATATACGACCATTCTGATTAAGAGTTTCAGCTTTTTGAAGAATACCTTTCATAATTAAAGGTTGACCTAGATTCTTTTGTTCTTTAATTATTTTCGGGTCGTATTCAAAGTTAACCCATTCTGTAATAAGTCTTTGTGCACTCATTTTAATCTCCTAATATTTCTTCTTTAAGTTTACCAATTGTTAAAAATCTTTGAAGATTTTCTTTTGACATATTACTACAGTCAAGACTTAATATGTTACTTTTAACATTATTGTATTTTTCTAAAAGAATTTTATTATTACAATCTTTAATATATTTTTCTAATAGATTTATACTTGAAGATTTTATAAATTTGTACTTTTCTTGCAAAGACTTTTCATCATCTTTCATAAAAAAAGTAATTGTTTCTCTTTGGATATTATTTAGTTTCGAATTGTACTTTTTGTTAAACATTTCATTCATTATTTTATAAGTTAGTTTGTCAACTTTTTTTGGAACAAAATTTTCTTGTATAACTTCTTTTTTACTAATTAAATTTTCATGTAGTTTTACTTCATACTCAGTGATAATATCAAAACTAGGTGTATCACTTCTCCACTCATTTAATAAAGTTTGTATTGTAGCATATCTCCTAAAGTCTTTAACTTTTTCTTCAAAAATAATACCTTTACCAAAAGAATAATTTAAATCTTTTATAAGAAATGATTTTTCTTCTTCTAATTTTTTATTTTCAAACATATGATTACATGCTTTTTTTGCTTCTTTAATTATTGATGTAGCAAGTGTCTCTGAAATGTTTTGAGTTTCTGATAGTGCTTTGAAAAGCTTATACTCTTTATATAATTGAGAATTTTTTTTAAAATGATTCTTAATTATATTAATTGCTTTTTCGGCGTTTTGATTATCATTCTCCATTAGACTCTTACAAACAAAATTAATTATTTGTTCATATATTATTCCAATGTTTCTTTTTTTATTATGATTCTTCGCCATTATCAATTTCCTTATTTTCAAACATATTATCATCTATAATTATATCATAGTCATCGTTATTTTCTTTTAATAGTTTATTTGTATTAATATTTAAAGAATTAGACATTTTCTCTAGATCTTTTGACATTCTATGTGAAATCTGTTTATCTATGAAATTTTTAATCACTGGGCTTTGTGGCATAACACTATCAATAAACAAATTAGAATATGAAGGTGATTCTAATCCTTTTTTACTTAAAGCTCCACCACCTATTTCATCTTTTTTAAATGGATTGTTTCCATCAAAATTAATAGGATTATCAGATTTTCTATTTCTTGTAAACTTTCCTTTTTTAACTTTTGGACTTGGTTTTACAGGATTATTATTGTCTGGTTTTTTGACGTCACTAGCATCGTAAATATCATTAGAGTCAAATTCACTTATTAAATCATCATATTCTGATAGATCGTCTTCAGACATTATTTTTCCTTTTTTAATTTCACCTGAAAATAACCCGCCTGAATCTTCTTCAGAATCACTACTTTGACTCGAACTTGCAATATCATCCATAGGACTTAATTCCTTTTCAGAGTCTTCATTATCTTCGTCACCAAATATATTATTTTTTGATTCTGGTAGTTGAAGAACTTCAAGTTCCATTTCTCTAATTTTATCTTTATCTCTTCCTTTTTCTATTCTAGTTATTTCATCATCATTAAGCTCAATAATATGTTTTCTAATCCATTCTCTATCAACAAATCCTTCAGGTGCTTGTGCAGCAATTTCAAATTTAGTTCTAATTATCTCTAGTTTTTGTTGTTGAGCAATACTCGAAGGATTACATAATTTCAATTGAAAGTCTAATAGAGATTCATCTGTGTATCCATGTGAGTATAAATGAATCATTGCTACTTTATTTAACTCAGAAATAATTGTTTTTTGTATTCTCTGGATAGTTCTACTAAATCTTATATCTTCTTGAGCTAAAGTTGCTTTTGCACCAATATCTTCATCATAACCTAAATAAGCTTTTGGTATTTTAAGAGCAGCAAATAGTTTCTTTTGAATATATTCAACATCTTCTATTGCTGTTGTATTTGATCCACCAGCTAATGTCTCGATTCTAGTTCCACTTTCACCACCTCTAACTGGCAAGAAATAATCTTCGTCAACTGATAATGGATTATATCTTAAGTCAACTTGACCAGTATTTTTATCTACAACAGCGTTTCTTTTTAAAGAAGTCTGAGCTTGCTCTAAATAGTCTGCAATGTTTTCAGGTGGAATATTACCTACGTCTATGTAGAAAACCCTTCTTTCAGGAGACCTAATGACTCTATAGACTAACATAGCATCTTCAATAAGTATTAATTGTCTCCAAACTCTTCTCGCACCTTCTAATACTGATGAACCATAAGGTAAAAAAGCATCACTTCCGAGGAGTCTAAAGTGAGAAACTTGCCAATTTTCTAAAACTCTATTTCCTTGTGTTACCCATCTAAATCTTACAGCACCTGGGTCATTTGAATCAAATCCCTCTTCTCTTTCAATTTCAGATATTGGTATTGGAAAACAATTTACAACACCGTATTCAGGATGTATATCATTAAACAAAAAGAAATCTCCATATTTACAAAGATTTCTAACCCACATAACTAAATTAAAATCAACATTAAGAACATCATAAAAAAGTTCATCTAATATTTTTTTAACCATTTTATTTTCAGAATAAATATTTAGTATTGTTCCTTCTACATCAGGAGAAACACATTCTTCAGCGTAAATATCTAAAGCTGAAGATATTTCAGGTGTTCCTTCCATTTCTGAAAAGTCTGAGTATCTTGACATTCTATCATATGAACCATAAGCTCTAAGTGTACTATTATAAACATCACTATGAGCCTTCTTAAAAACTTCTAAAGAAGATTTTGAATATGATCCTTTTTTTTCTAAATTCTTGATTTTTCTTTTAACTACGGGACCTGATCTAAACAGACTAGTAAGTTTTTTAAATAAATTATTATTATTATCTGGCATTTATTTTCCTATCAACCAACTTAAATCACCAAACGGATCATTAGATTTTAACTTTGAATTTTTATTAGTAAATTTACTTTGAGGCATAAAAACAGGTATGAAAGGGTTCACACTATTTTGATTGTTATTATAGAAAGGAGAAACAATTGTGTTATTAATATTTGTATTATTTACTTCCATCCCTTTAAGAATAGCATCTGCTTGTTGCATTTGAGTAACATTATAAGTATTTGAATTACTATCAGCTAACCAGCATCCAATTGCTATAGACATAACAAGATCATCGTTATATCCTTTCATAGCAGTTATTTTTTTACCATTCCATATAAAAGTTTTTAATTCAGAATACAGTCTGTGTGAATACGTTTTTATTCTACCATTTCTTAAACATTCTTCGAGATTTGCAAGTATTTTATCTCTACTTTCTTTACTTGTAGTAAAACCAGCTTTAGAAATATTACTTCCTTCTCCATAAAGATATTCATATTTTTCTCTTTCTTTAGAAAAATATATGTTTTTATATCCAAGATCTGCTAGTTTTACAAGCATTGTATAACCATATGCATTGTTCTCAGGACAAACCATAGAATTGTTAAACCTTTTAGCAATATCATACACTAAAGACGCAAATTGATCTGGTGGAATTTTACCTTTAAATTCGCATGAAACTGATAAATTGTTATTATCTATAACATGGAAAGTTGAATAATCTCCACTATCTCCTCTTGCAATATCAGCAGATAGTGTGTAAGTATTATTTTCAATAGGATATTCCCAATACCAAACATTGTTTCCTGGACCACTTTTTTCTATAGGATGTTTTGATAATATTCTAACTTTTTCAAGAACATCATTTGTTATAAATGTATCACCTGAAGATGCAAAATCACATAATAATTCTTGTGATATTTGTTTCTTAGACATATTTTTGGTTTCTTTATTAAACCAATTATCATCTCTTTCTGGATGAACATCCCACATTAATTTAATAGAATTAAATTCGTTTTCTTTTCTTTCTGCTTTAGAATATATTTCGTGATATTGTCCACCAACACCATTTGGTGTAGATAAAATAATAGCTCTACCACCTGTAGACAAGGTAGGATAAAGACCCATCCACAATTCATCAAAGTTTCTTACAAAAGCTGCCTCGTCTACAATTAATAAAGAAAGAGCTTCTGATCTACCTGCATCTTCAGATGTAGGAACAGCTTTTATTTGTGATCCATTAGAAAATTCTATTTGTTGTTTATTGTTTGCTGTAATGATTGGTACTAATAACCATTTTGGCATGCTTTTTATATAAGTCTTTACTTTTCTAATAAAATTTTGTGCGACTGCAAGTTTTGTTGCAATAATGAGTATATTTTTATCTTTATAAAAAACAGATTGCCAAACTGCATATGCAGCAACAAGTGTAGATAATCCTAACTGTCTGGATTTTAAAATTATATTAAATCTATGATCATTAAAATCTTTAACACAATCATCTTGAAAATCAAAAGTATTAAAATTAATAAGGCCTTTAAGTGGATGCTGTATTTTTAAGTATTTATTCATGAAATACACTGGATCTTTTCCACACTTAATAATTTCAGCTATTTGACCATTTTTAGACCTTGTATTTACCATTTTTATTTAATCTCGTATACATATTTACATGAAAATTTTAATTTTCTAAATGGACTATATGGACTAACAGTTAAAGTTTCAAAATTATCACAGTCACTAATCTTTTTTGATATTAAAGATCTTTTAGAATTATCTTTAAAATCTTTTTTTATAGATTTTAATCGTGATTTAATCATTTCATCAGCTTCTTTTTTTAAATTAACAATTTGATGTTGAAGATCTGATTCTCTAGAAGAGTTTAAAATAGTTATATATGTAATTGACATGCAACAATCACCTTCTAGTTTTGAAATAGTTTTTCTAGCACCATCATTAGAAGTGTAATTATATACATTATCAATAGAATTACTTAAACTATTTAACATTTCATATTCCATAATGAATTCCTTTATTTTATTATTTAATTATTACATAATATTAATATTTATTAGGTCGCCAGCCTTTATCCCATTTTTCTTTATTAGGATAATAATATAAATCATAACATAATTTACATATACTTTTATCTTTAGCACTTTCAACATCATCAACAGTAGAAATTAATTCTTTACAATTATTGCAATCTAATGATATAGGGTTATCATTTATTGGTCTAACAAATTTTATATTATTAATAAAAGATTCTTCTTCATTTTTATCAATTTTATTCCATTTTTTATTAAGTATGGTAGAC